GAGCTAGAGCAGTCTCCGAAGATGTAATTCTGGAAACAGGGAAGACTTACACAATTCCATTGTTTTTGTATAATCTAGACTTTGGTTCTACGATTCATCAAGAACACATTGGAGTTTTCCATCAGGGTCCTCATACTGCTCTTACGAACTATTGGCAACAGCAAGGTGCTAGTGTTAATATTGGAGACTGGATGAATTACGACCCTTATCTTGGTAGGATTACCACACACTCTCAACAGCAGAATGTAGAAAACCTACCAAGTTGACATAATCTTAATGGTTTGTTAGTATAAATACTTAACCTTTTGTCTTATTATAACAAAAGGTAACAACGGGGAGATGTCGATTCCCCTTCATCTGCGGGTAACCATTCCGCAAGTAAATAACGAGGTTCTAAAATGATCAAATCTGTATTCGCAGCAGCTGCTGCTCTGTCCATGTCCGCTGGTGCTGCTTTTGCAGGTCCCTACGTTAACGTAGAGGCAAACTCTGGTTTCACGGGTTCGGATTACTCTGGAACCACCACAGACGCCCATATTGGCTACGCTGGTGATGCTGGTGACGTAGGATATTACGTCCAAGCAGGTCCTAGCATCGTGGCTAATGATGGTGCTGACACCGAGACCGTTTTCTCTGGTAAAGCTGGTGCTTCTGTTGCTGCTACCGAGCGTCTTGACATCTATGGTGAAGTTTCCTTCGCAACTGGCATCGATGATGCTGACAACGGTTACGGCACTAAGGTCGGAGCAACCTTCTCCTTCTGATAGATTGTTAGGAATCCAACATTAACCGATCCTTAAATCTAAATACACGGACTTCTGTTAGAATACGGAAGTCCGTTTTTAATGAGACAAGTAAACATTACAAAGGAATTACAAATGAAAGCAATCGCACTTGCCGCACTGGCAGCATCTGCACTGGCGACACCTGCCCTTGCAGGACCCTACGTAGAGTCCAAGCACGAATTTAAAGGCACTGATGAAGATTACAGCAAGGCTGTACATCAGGCACGGGTTGGTTATGATACCAAAGTTGGCGCTCTCAAGCCTTACATTGAAGGTGGTTTTGGAGTAACATATCCTGAAGATGGTGATCAAACCAATTTTACCGTTCTGGAAGTTGGCACAAAGGTTAAGATTACCGAAAAGTTTGGCGCTTATGGTAAGTGGGAAAACATCTTCCAAGATGAAGATGATACCCGTGACTGGAAAGTCGAAGTCGGCACTAAGTACAAGTTCTGATCAATAATTCAAAAAAGAGGATATTCAAATGAAACTCTCTGCTCTCGCAATGGGTGCTCTGGCACTCACCGCTACTACTCCTGCAATCGCAGGATCCCTGAATGGTGCTGGTGCATCATTCCCCGCTCCAATCTATCAGCGTTGGTTCAAGGACTATGCTGATAAGACTGGCAACCAAGTCAACTACCAAGCAGTTGGATCTGGTGCTGGTGTCCGTCAGTATAAGGCAGGCACTACTGACTTTGGTGCATCTGATAAAGCAGTTTCTGATAGCAAACTTGCTGGTATCTCCCGTCCTATGGTACAAATCCCTATGACTGGTGGTGCAATCGCAGTTGCATACAACAAGCCTGGTTGTGATCTGAAACTGACTCAGATTCAACTTGCTAAGATTGCATACGGAACTATTCAAAATTGGTCTGAAGTTGGATGTGGTTCAGGTAAGATGACTTGGGTTCATCGCTCTGATGGTTCTGGAACCACTGCTGGTTTCACCAACTCTCTGTCCGCATTCTCTCCTTACTGGGATATTCGTGTAGGACGTGGTAAGTCCGTCCGTTGGCCTGGTTCTAATGCCGTTGGTGCTAAGGGCAACTCTGGTATTGCTGGTGTAATTAAGAACACTCCTGGTGCTATTGGTTATCTGAACTATGGTTATGTGAAGGGTTCCTTCCAACAGGCAGCAATCCAGAACAAGGCAGGAAACTATGTCCGTGCTAATGCAGAAACCTCTGCTGCTGGTCTGTCTCAGATCAAACTGGATAGCAAACTGCGTGGAACCGATGCTAACCCTGCCGGTGCTAATGCATTCCCTATCGTTTCTCTGACTTGGATCCTTGCTGAGCCTGGTCACAAGACTGACGATGTAAAAGCAGCACTTCGTTATATGCTAAGTGAAGATGCACAAAGCAAGTCTGACTCTTTGGGTTATGTTCCTCTTCCTGAGGATCTCCGCCAGAAGTCCCTTGCTGCTGTTGAGAGTCTCTGATGAACTGTGATCCCAAGTGGAAGCGGTGGTGTATTGCCTGCTGTTCTTCACAACTATGGTTAGTCCCTGCTGCTCTGCTTGGGGTTCTCATTCTCATTGAGGGTATTCATACTGCTGCTCATCTTAAGATGGAGCAAGATGTTCATGGTTATTGTAAGCAAAATGCAGAACACCAAGAGAACATAGAATTTGCTGACGAGTGGTGAATATAAAAAGAGACCTTGACAGGTCTCTTTTTTTACTATATAATATGTAAAGATTTACAACAACAAGTAAATGACTGTAACAACAGAGGATGGTGGACGCCAAAATTTGTTCGCCCGTGAACCACAGATGTACATTTCCAAGAGTGACGCAGAGCGTTATGGTTATGAAACCTATGCTGAGAGAGCAGAGAAGTTAAATGGACGCACTGCTATGCTTGGATTTGTTGCTGCTATTATCTCTTATGCTACTAGTGGCAGTGTATTTTTCTTTGGCATTTTCGGATTCTGATGACTGAACTATTAACTTATTATGTGATTGCAAGTTTGCTTTTTGTTGGAGCACCAGCAATCTTCTTTATTATTGTATTCATGCCTGCCCTTCAGAACACGAAGGGTAGAATGGTAGGATACAAAGATCACAAAACATATGGAGATTCCTCCATTTACGAGAACACTCCAGGAGATCAAACTAAATTTTACCTTGAACTTCAGGGTAATATATAAGTTAGACAGATCTTTAATATGTCCAATCCAAATGCTCTCTATGAAGACATGGAGAAACTAAATGCCCTATATGAAGAACTCTGTTGGGGGCACGATGATGAACTAGAGTTTCAGATCGAATACCTGAGAGGTAAAGGCAGAATCACTATTAAAAACAAAACACAACAGGAGAAAAACAATGGGATTTAACGAAAAGAATGAAAGATTGAATGGATGGGCAGCAATGCTCGGCATTATTGCAGCATTGGGTTCCTATGCTGTAACTGGACAAATCATTCCAGGTGTATGGTGAACGACTTATTACTCATAGCAGCTTCCATGATAGGAGGGTTTATCTTTGCTGCCCTATTGACTGATGGAAATGTTGATGATGATGACAATGGACCAGGTGGAGGACTAATGCAACCTGTATATACACCTCCAGCTGCTTGACAAATACAACTGAATAACCTACAATTCGGGGGTACTCGCAACCCCCTTTTTAATGTTTGGACGGATCGCTGCCTTCGTTTCCGTAGCACTTATCGGTGCTTCATGTGCCACCAGTGCTGTAGAAGTTGAGACTGAAGTGAATGATGTTGTAAGCATTCCTGTGGAACCCATTCCTGTGGAACCATATGTTCCTACTTGGAAGTGTATTGACTGCACACCCGAAGAACAATATGTCCTTAAACAACTTCAAGACAAAACTAAAATCGCGGATAAAAATGCTCTGGCAACGATACTGGGAAATATTAAACAGGAAAGTAAGTTCCATTCCAACATTTGCGAGGGAGGGGCTAGAGTTCCTTACTCTGATTGTCATCGGGGTGGGTACGGACTTATTCAGTGGACCACTGAGAATCGTTATCTGGGGTTAGGTCTTTTCTGTCAGAAGTATAATTGTGACCCCAGTAGCTTAGAAGGTCAAACTCGTTACATGATTAACGAAGACATCTTCCAGAAGTATCTTCCTATGTTTGAGGGCGGTGGACAAACTGTCCGACAGTATATGGTTCCAGCCTACTACTGGTTAGGATGGGGTATCAAGGGCAATCGAGAAATTTACTCTTATAACTACTCAAAGAAACTGGTGTTGGTATGATTAAGACTCTTACAGACGCTCTCAAGGACATTCTAGGACCCAAATCTGACAAGGTTGAATGTGCTATTGACGAGAATATTATTGATTGTGACAAACTAGAAGCACCTGTTCAAGAGTGTGGTCCTGGACATTTTACCCAAGGGTATGGATCGTATGTTGGTGTCCCTGCCCCTAGAGTCCTTAAAGATGATGAGTGGTTCGGTCCTGCTCCTGTCTCTGATGCCAATCAAGATTATATGGAGCAAGAAACTCACATTAAACAGCAGCAGCACCAAGAAACTTATTCTATTGAACCTGAGGACATTCATCAGGTAATGTATGAAATGGCAACCAAGAGTGGTGCCACAACTGTTCAACTTGATCCCATTGGTGGATCCGAAAACTTTCAAGGCGGTTCAGAAAATGTCCATCGATGATTGGCGCTACAGTGATCAGAAAATGAAGGTTAGAGAGCAAGCACTCAAAGTTTTACTCTCTAAGTTTGGTGGTCAAATGGAGGGAGCACGTCCTAAATACTCCAGTCAATCAATCTATGAGTGTGCTCAAGACTGGGTATCTCAGGGTAACATGCACACTGCGGGTATTGTAAAGTATTACGAGGCTTATTATGCAAAAAGTAATTAACGTTTTGGCAGTTCTATCATTTGTGGGAACTGCTGGTATTATTGGTGGTGGATATTATCTGTATACACAGAAAGATCCTATCATCGGAGGTATGAAAGAAAAAATTATCACGGCAGCAACAGAGGCAATCGCAGAAGCACTTCCTGGTATGTTAGACGCTTCTATGCCTGAACTTCCTAGTGCCACTGGTGGTGCTATTCCTGCTGTTCCCTCTACTACTGGTCCTGCTATTCCCTTCTGATGAAAAAAATTATTATGAGTTTGCTGGCAGCAGCATCAATTGCTGCTCCTGTGCTTGCTGACCCGATCAAACAGGATGAATACTATAGTAATCATTCTATGGGGTGCATGTTACTTAGAGAGTGTACCGATGGAGTCAAACAAGTCTTTAGTCTTCTGGATATTTCTAGTGAGTATCCCAATACTGATGATTTTTATTCTATTGCTAACGAGTTCAACTCTATGCTTGTCTCCCTTAACCAGGTCGGAGTTAACGTGTTTTTAGCAGAAGAAAAATATTTTCCTGTCGGACATCGTGGAGTTTATCATACTGTAGGCAATAACTTCTTCCTCAATAAAACTTTCATGAAGCGTCCTCATGTGCTCATGAGTGTGATGCGTCATGAAGGATGGCACGCTGCTCAGGACTGCATGGCAGGGACGATTGAGAACAACATGATTGCTATTATCATGAATGAGGAAGATGTCCCTATGATCTGGCAGGAGATGGCACGGAGAACATATGCATTCCAACCTGCTGCTATCCCCTGGGAGAAAGAAGCAACCTGGGCAGGTAAGACTGAGGGAATGACAATGAAAGCACTGCAGTCTTGTGCTGATGGTACGATGTGGAATGACTATGAACCCACACCTATGACCCGTGAATGGTTGGTTGAAAACGGATACCTTTCTAAATAGAGTTGCCTTGCCACTCTACTAATGGCAGATATCAAGCCCAAAGTAGAGAAGGAAGACCATGGTGAAGATAAAAGTGAAGTTCTTGGTAATTTAGTGAAAGTCGTAGTACTTATTTGGTCTGCCTCTCTTCTCACATTTAGTTACGTTAGACTTCCTAACGGTCAAAAGATTTTAGATTTCGATCCCACATTTATTGCTTCGGTGTTCTCTGGATCTTTAGCTGCCTTCGGTCTCAGTCCTGCTAAGTCGGGTGGTAATGGAAACGGAAATTCAAAACCAGCAAAGAAAGAAGAACCTCCTGTTGCACCTGCTATTGAACCTAAGAGGTAATCATGTCACGTATCAAATGGGCTGCTATTAGTATTGGTGGTGTTGTTGCTGTTGCACACATCGGTGTCTTAGGGCATTTAACTGAACGACCACCCGAACCCGAACCCGAACCTGTTGTTCAGGTCCCTACTATTAACATCCCACATGGTCCGTATACTTCTTACTCGATTACTGCAGGTAAGGAAGGGTATACGATAGAATATAAAGCAAATGATCCTAAAGTATTAGAGTCATCAAGATCCCTTAATCTTGACAAAGACAAGAGAGGTTTTTTTGGTGGTGGATCTGAAAAGAGAAGTGAATATCGTCATGATCAATACACGATGGAAGGCACCCGTAATATGGGAGGTGCTGGAACGCTAGCAGAGGGAAAGTCTGCAAAAGACGTAGAGTGTATCGTGGCGGACGCTGGCGCACGATCTCAAGGTGCGATGGCAGGAACCGCAATTAGCACAGGTCTTCTTGCTCCTGCAGTCATGAACATTCCTTATGTTGGATGGTTGGCAGCGGGATGGGTTAGTCTTCTAGGTCAATCTGCAGGAGAAGCACTTGGGTCTGAAGTTGGGTCCGTATTTAATGATTGCTAATGAACTTATTTTTGAGACCTTTACATGATATAAGTGACCCAACTTGGAGTGTAATTATCTCTATTATAATACTTTTGTTGGGTGTAACTTATTATATCGTCTATATAATGCGTATAGCTTTTGATGAATTGAACGATGGTGGATCAAATCAACCAGAAGGACGCGGATCAGGATCAACTGATAGCACTGCTGACACACAGGATTGAAGACGCTGAGAAGATGGCAGAGGAACTTCGTGATCGTGTTCGTAAACTTGAAAGATGGGTGTGGGGTGCAGGTGCCATCATCACTGCCCTT